TCAGTCTGTATCTGGAACAGTTACAACCGTGGCCTCAACTACCCTAAGCAGCATCCTCTCCTCTTTAAAAGTTGTTATCTCAGGCACTTCCGTTACAGCTACAGCCTTTAGTGATAACGCCCAAACTACGAGTGTTGGCACTGCCTCCACAACCCTTGGCAGTACCCCCACGGCTACAAAGGCTGGTATAATTTTGACCGCTTCAGCTCAAAACCAGGGATACACAATAGGATACTTCACCGCAAATATTACGGGATAAAATTTAGAATACGAGGGGCACATGAAAGTCTTTAGGTTTGTACCTAGTCCAAGCGTGAGTAAAAAACATTCTTCGCCTGTACCGGCTAAAACTACAGTACCTGATTGGTACAAGCATGCTGAGCGTTTTTATCACGACAAGCATGGTGTAGAGTTTCCCGGCTTAAAAGTCTGTGTACCATTTATAGACGCCATGATCTCAGGCTTTATGTTAGTTACTCCAGTAGATATAGCAGTAACTGTTAATGCTGAAGGTAAATCAGAGATGACCTGGGAAGAGATAGGGTTTCCTATCTTGACCGAAAGAATAGGTCTTTCAGGAAGTACTATCCCAAGACCACCAGGCTATGCACATAATCACCTTGCATGGAATGGCCAGTGGGGTTGGAAAGTTCCAGATGGATATAGCGTCCTTCTTACCCACCCGCTTAATAGAACAGACCTGCCATTTTATACTCTATCTGGAATCGTAGACAGCGAAGAGTTTACCGGTTGGGGCAATATCCCATTCTTTATTAAAGAAGGTTGGGAAGGAACAATCCCTGCGGGAACCCCTGTAGCTCAATTGATACCTATTAAAAGAGAGAAGTGGGTATCGGTACAAGACTATACAGAGACCCCTAGGCAACTAAAAAGAAGCGCTCTTCTTAGAAATGCAACAGGTGTATATAAAAAAATGTGGAGGAAGCCAAAAGAGTATTCCTCAATGAAAGATACGGTAGATAATAAAGATGTTTAAAAAGAAAAAACCAATTGAAGAGCCAGTTAAACATCCGGCTATTGTTTTAGGTATTGTAATTGATGATGAGGTTGTAGATACCTTTGCTGTTAATAGTCCTAGGTTGGCATCTTTATTCTTAAATAACCCTACCTTTATAGACCTAGAAGAAAAGAAATAGTATGTCTATCTATATTGCCCTACCCACTATGTACGATAACCAGGTGCCCTTTACGGTATATGAGGCCATAACTATGGCCGATAATCCAGACGATCTTACTATTGGGCTAGTGCTAATGGAAACAGGTCATGAGGAGATTGACTATGAGTTTTATTATCAAGATAAGCTTGTAAAGCTACTTGAGTATCCTCAAGTTAAGTTTAAAAGATTTAAGGTTGGAGAGTATAAACCATCTGTAGGATTTGGTAGAGACCAGGCCCTATCTATGTATACAGATGAAGATTACATACTTCAAGTTGATTCTCACACCCTATTCCAAAAGGGTTGGGATACCGCCTTAATAAATATGTATAAGGGTGCCTTAGAAAAAACAAATAACCCTAAAACAATCCTTACTTGTTATCTTCCTGGGTATAGGCACAATAACAATACTCGCTACCCAGTACTTAAAGAACAGTTAGCTTCCTACCCAATCTTTACATTTAGAACCTGGTTTGAAACCGAGATTCCTGCTTGGACGGATTCAGCATTAACTGGCCCAAGTGCAACAAAATATAGATCAGATGAGGTCTATGTGCCATGTGTTAAGTTTAATGCCCAGTTTGTATTCTCTAATAAAAACTACATAGGAAATACTGGGTTAGCCGTAGACACTATCTTTTGGGAAGAAGAACTTTTTCAAACTATAAACCTATTAGATGCTGGGTTCTCCCTAGTATTTCCAAATATGGTTATGCCTGTAGCCCACCTATTTCAAAATGATGTGGACTATAACGCAGGGGTTTTACACCCTAGCTATAGAGTAAGTGGGGCAAATCCTGGGGGGTTACCAGATGCTGAATATAAAAAGGGCATGAAAGATAACTGGTATAAATTTATTAATGATCCAGATAATAAAGACAAGGTTGAAAAGTTTTGTAAGTACACAAAGCTTAACCTTAGATATGGTCCGTTTAAAGAAGGGTATATACCTAAGGACTTTAATAGATGAGTAAGCGTAAAGCAAAACCTTGGGATCTTTTAAACAAGGACCTATTAATACAGGACCAAGCCGTGGTAGATCAGCGCATGAGCCTATGCGAGGAATGCCCAGAGCTATTACAGATAACCCATCAATGCAGGCAATGCGGCTGCTATATGCCTGCCAAGACTAAGCTCTCTAATGCCAGCTGCCCTATGGGTAAGTGGGACATCGTAGAGTAGGAACGGTAAACTAGAACTATGCGTGGAGATCAAAAAGAAGGCCGATTCAGTGTTGCGTACGAGCGTGGCTCTTTCGTGTCCGGAACCACCACAGAGCTTGTACAAACCGTTGGTCAGTATATTGACTGGTGGATCTTTGACTCTCCTAATACAGATGTAGACCCTATCTATGATGTGGGTTCTTCTGTAGTTGGTGGAGGACGTAAGTGGCTCAACCCATTCCGTGTACCTATCATCAATGGCGACCTACAACAGGGTGCTACAGTACAGAGCGACCGTGGTTTCTACAACACCGACATCCTAACTATCACGCTTAACATTGACGTGGTAGAAAACCACCTTAACTTCTATGGCGGAAACATCTCCAACTACCGCCAGCTTTCAACTATTGAGTCTAACCCAGATGCCTATCTACGTGACCGTATCGTATACCGTGGGGAAGTATTCTCGCCTACAGCTGTTCAACCGCAGGGCATTATCAAGAATAAATATAGTCTTCTTCTAGTAACCTGTGAACAGGTAAATGCAGAAGAGCTTGTAAATGACCCACAGTTCCAAACCTATGCAGGCTATAATCCGTTTGACGAATCTACCGCTCCGAAGGGAGTATAATGGCAATTGTACATGTAAATAAAACAGTAGCGACAACGGCTACGCTACTTACAACATTAAACGGTATTACAGAATATACCGCTATCTCTATTCAAAATAATGATAGTGCTTCTATTTTTATTGGGGATAGTACAGTTTCTGTAAGTGGGGCAAATAAAGGCCACACTGTAGCCGCCGGTACAACTTACCAATTATGGGTAAGAGCAAGTGATGTTATCTACGCTATTTCTTCAGCAGGAACAGCGGCTAACGCCGTATCAGTTCTTTACTCACAGGTTTAAAATGCCTTTCAAGTCCCAGTCTCAACGTAAATGGATGTATGCTAACGATCCCAAGATGGCAGAAAAGTGGGAAGAACATACCCCCAAGGGTAAGAAGCTTCCTAAGAAGGTGAAGAAGAAGAGTGGCAAAAGTAAAGGTTAGTGGCAAGGTCCACGACGTTAAGAAGAACAAGCAAGGCGATGTTATAGTTGACCATGCTGGTAAGAATGACCCTAAGTGGGATAAGATTAACCTGACCAAGAAGGCTGGGGCTAAGACAATCCAAGAGGGTGTTAAGGCAACAAAGAAATGGCATAAGAATAACCCTCATACGAAAGGTAAGAAATAATGTGTGCAACCTGTGGCTGCGGTAAGCCAAAAGATAAGCATGGAATGAAGACCTTAAAGGAAGCAAATAAGAAGTTTGCTAAAAAATCTACTTCGTCTAAGGCTAAGAAGTCTTCGATGGTTAAAAAGAAGGGTATGTAATGGCTCACAACGACAAGAAGTTTGAGAAGGGTATGACCCCGGCTCAAAAGAAGAAGTTTGAAAAGCAGGATGAAAAGAACGACGCTAAGCTAGCCAAGAAGGTAAAGGGCAAGGCTTGCACCTGCGGTAAGTGTAAGGAATGCAAGGCTAGAAAAGCCAAAAAGAAGTAAGTTTTAGAGCCCCGAAAGGGGCTCTTTTGCTTTATGATTGCTATTGACGCCGGAGTAATCCGGAACCCTGCTGCTACACCTTGCGCCTTCCTATGGAGGAATTATGATTTACCTAGCTCAACGGCTGGCTCGTGAAGAGACCGATGCCGATAAAGAAGAGTTCATTCGTGGTGCAGTTGGACTGAACCAAGGCGGAGAAAAGAAAGTTCTCGCCGGTTTTGTCGCAGGTTATCTGCTCTCGAACTGGATTCGCAACCGTGGCTAGTGTAAAAGCATACTTCGAGCAAGCAATCCGTGTAGCTGAAAAGCAGATCACAGAATCCTATACAGCCAGACTTCGTGAACATCTTAACGCCTATTCTTGGCCTGATGAGATCATCAATGAGATCCGAATGGACTATGATGATAAGACTCATAGCATTAAGTATCCTGAGCACCTAGAAGATACTATCCTAACCCTAGAGTATGGAACTTCTTCCATACCTCCTTCTCCTGCTTTGAGAACCTTTACGTTAGGAATCATGAACTAATGCCATTTCTAATTAATGAAGATGAAGCTTTAAAGAACTTGCTACAGGGTCTTACGGTCTCAGACGGCGGTAACTCTGCCCGTCCTGTAGCTGTGTACTATGGCCAGCCGGATAAAGATATCCGTAGCCAGACCTATCCATATATCACCTTAGATCTTGTAGGGGTCCGTGAAGATCCTGAGCGTGCTCATCGTGGGTATGTACCTCTTACATACGTTCCTGAAGGGGCAACTGTAGAAAGAGATGGCGATGGCACCATCATCACTAATGTTAACTTTCCTATCCCGGTAGATCTTATCTACCAGATCTCTACCTGGTCACGTCAGCCTCGACATGACCGACAGATTATGGCTAGTCTGTTCTCTACTGGTAGACTTCCACTTAGATTTGGGCAACTGCCTGTTCCTCAAGATGGTACTAACCGTCGTTTGGACATGCTGGGTTTCTCAAAAAGAGATACGACTGAAGGTGGCAAGCGCCTCTTTAGTAATGTATACAACATCCGAATCAGTTCTGAACTGTTTCCGGATCAACTCACTCAGGTATACCAAGTACTTGAGAGTCCTATAATCTCGTACAAATATCAAAACACCCCCTTTACCACAATTACTAACTAATTCCGCCCCACTAAGAAAACAACCTAACCCTAAGGAGTAAACCCGAATGGCTACATTCAGTCGTCCCGGAGTCTATATCCAAGAAGTTGCATTGCCACAGACTGTTACTCCTGCTGATTTCAGCAGCGCAGTCGGTGCCTTTGCAGGTTCGCTTCCAAAAGGACCTACGCTAGCACCTGTATATCTTGCTGCATGGTCAGACTTTGTCAACACTTTTGGTGGACTAAACGACTCTTACCCAACAACCTGGGCTGCCTATAACTTTTTTGCTAATGGTGGTCGTGGTCTTTATGTTAAGCGTGTAGTAGGTACAGGATCAGCAGCAGGCACATTAGCCATTACTGATGGTACTGGAACTACTCTTACAGCAACTGTTACTGCAGCTTCTGCAGCTTCAGGAACTGTAACTTATACAGCTAACAACACTTTCACAGCTGGACAGACAGTATCTATTACTGGTCTTTCAACATCAGCATTTAACCTAACAAACGTTGTTATTGCAACTCGTTCAGCAACTCAGTTCACAGTTACAAATGCTGCCACAGGCACAGCTGTAACAGGTGCTACAGCTACAGCTACAGTAACAACTAGCTCAGCAACTGTCTTTACACTCAA